CCAGCGATTAAGACCACGGTTGGCCCAGTCCGCAAACAAAAAATTTAGTGACCGGCGGGCGGTAAGCGCGTCGTAGCCAGTCCTAAACTCCAGTCCGCAACGCTCAAACGCTTCCTCTACATACTCAGCTACATTGGGCTCAAAATCTTTTGATCCGGAAACAGCCATTGTCTTTAAAGCCTTTCACCTAGCCCCAGAGAGCAACTTTCATAGCAACCCCTAAATGGCTTAAAACCAGAAGACCGACAGCCCAGAGGACCCTTTGTACCCCGGATATGGACAACTGAATGTGATGAAGATCATTGGTCTTTATCGTATCCAGCTTCTGCTCCAACAAACGTAGCTCTCCACGAATTTCAAGGATTGAAAGCTCGTTTTTCCGGGAAGGATCCTCTGACATTACATGATCCTCACAAATACCCCATCACATCACGCGTAAAAGAAGGTCATTAGGTCTATGGTTGCCACGGTATACTCAACAACCGCACCGTCCGAGAACATAACACCCGTTCCGGGAATATAGGTATCGTTTGTTACTGTATTGTCAGTCCCTAGGGATCTTGTTTTAAATAGTATAGTTCCCGACTCAGGTGCCCCATTATATATGTTTATAACACCCGCCGTTCCTCCAGACACCACGAAGAAACCCTTTAGCCTAGTCCTACCCTGAAAAATAGCTTGAGCGCAGGTACTTCCGGAACCGACGGAGGCGTTTGCAGCATACTGAGCGGAACAGGTAGCACTGGAAACAGTTTTAAATAGCTTACTTCCAGACACACTTTCTGCGGAACCAGTAGAGGTGATAACTTCAGTCAAGGAATCCCCATACACATCCGTTCCAACAACCGTTACAGTCTTACCGTTATCCCCAGTCCCCGTGGTCGTAACCGTAATGTTACGAGCCCCGCCTGAAGCAAAGGAAGTATTGGCAAGAGTAAATGTGCTAGTAGGACGCGCCGCCGCCGCTATAAAAGTAGTGGAAGCCGCAACCTCATCACTTATTGTAATGGCTTGTACATCAACTTCAGCCATAGCCTACTCCTTAATCTCTCCCGAGAGGACCATCATTTTATACTTGGAGGTCCCCGGTGGTGGAAGATCCTTTTTAGAATCAATCCCGTAAGAATACTTGGATTTATTCTTAGAACCTTCCTTGCTCACCGACTTCTTCGTACCTTTATCAGCCATACTTCACCTATTACACAGCAGAGCCGAATTGGGTCATGCCATTGGTGACACGCTGCGCGGCTACGTGGATGTAATCACACCATGCAGCGTCCGCAGTCGTTGTACCGGACATGGCACAGAACCAAGGAGCCAAAGCGGAAGTAGGTATGTTAGCAGTTGTAGTAGTCACTAAAGCGCGATCTACATAAAACTCTACTTGCCCCGTTCCTTTTATGATAAATCCAAGCTGACGACTGTTGGAGATGTTTGAACTCCCCTCTGCGCCATCCGAAAAATCAACACCAGTATCCGTTTTTGTCTCAGTTCCACCACTGTCACAATTAGCAAAAATGGACGCCGCACCCTCAACAAGAAGGAAACCGATCTGGTTATTAGCGGTGAAGGGAACACCCGTAGCAAAAGTACCGTTCTCGGCTAGACCAACGAACATATCCATGTCGTCGGCGTCCGCTACCGCCACTCTAGCCTCAAAATAAATGTTCTTGCTGGCTTCAGCCATAAAGATTTCATTACCTTGAATGGCACCACCAGAGTTATCCGTAGAGCCGTCTCCAAGGGATTTCGCCCAGCCGCCTACATGATCTGCAAGGCATGTCAACGTACCACTGTTCAGGACGCTCTTAGTCCAGTCGTCAGTGTCGTCAATGTCGATGCCTACAAAGTCATCATACTTCAGGATATAATCAGGGTTAACTTGAATCGGCAGGTTCTTAAACCAGGAACCCAGTCCACTAGAATCACTGCCGTGACCGCTATACATCAACGGTCCAGAAAAACGTGTAGTACCCATTGGTACACCTCCTTACAAAAGGTTTCGCCCTAGTGTCTTAGTAAGCGTCTGCTGGGACAGTCGCTAGGGCTATGATTCCCAGAAAACTAGGGGGAGGCGAACCTCCCCCCAGCGTCTTCATCAGGCTCCCGGTGATCCGAAAATACCGCGAGGATCCGACCAACCAAACGCATAGCGTTCGCGGGCCTTGTACCTCACATTTCCGGTATCAAAGTCACCTTCCATAGAAGTCCGCACGGCTGAACGGTTGAAACCCTTCAGGCCGTTTGGCGCGTCCGTCATAATAAACCACGCATCCGTGTCCGACAGGAAGTGGTTAACGGCGTAGCCTTCAGGAAGCATTCCCATGTTCCGTACAGCGTTCACGTCGTTATCCGCAGTGCCCGGGCGAAGAGTGGATTCAAGAAGACGATCAGTGGTGAACTGGAGTTCTTTTGGAACAACCAGCTTGGTGCCACGAACCGCAACTTTAAGACCACGCTCATCCACGAAACCGGCAATGTCAATGAGAGCCTGTTCAAGGCTAGTCTCATTAAGGTCGGCGGCGGTGGACAGCTCATTCCGGAAGGTACTACCGTTAGCAAGAGTGTGGGCGGTAGAGCAAAGCTCTAAGCCATCACCACCAGTGAAGCTGCTGTCAAAGGCATTGTTAAGAACCGCTGCGGCCTTAACCTGCTTCGTCTGGCTCATGCTACGTGCGAGGGCCTTAGTGTACCGGCCAGCAAGCCGATCATAAAGGTTATCCTCAATAGCTTCTTCCGTAATGGAGAATGCCAAGGCAATCGTCTCCATAGTGTAACGAGCCGTGTACACTTCTTGAGCATCGTCAAACGATACTGCCGAGCCCTCAGATTTAGTGGGGGCGCTTCCGAAGCCCGAAAGCATCACCTCCTCTTCAAAGGCACGATCAGAACTTTCCATAGAAAAGATCTCTTCGTGTTCACGGTCGTACTGGTCGTACTCCAGTCCAAACAATGCGTTTAGGCCGGGTTCCAACTCTTTTACGAGTTGTGCTCTTGAAATAGCCATTTCTCAACCCTCCTAAACGCCAGTAGTTGCAGGTGTACCAGCAGCAATAGAGCCTGTAGCGGCATTAAAGCTGTTGTTCAACCTTACAATCGCCGGGATACCCGCCGCGCTAAAGTCACTGTTTGATGGATCGTCTTCCCAACCCATAATTCGCAAGTGAAGCGAATTAGTAGTGTTGATCGAACCAATATCCAGTTTAGCGGAAGAAAGTCCCGTAGTTGTGCTACCACTGGCACCCGAATCAAAATTCGCGTTAGAGAAAACTCCCGCACGTGCGGTAGCCTTGCTTGTCCACGAAGCGTCCGTTGCAATAACGAACAATTGATTTGGATCGTCAGCTACATAAGCCTCAATGGGATGGTTGCTGTCAGCACCCGATCCCGGCCAATAATTACTCCACGTGGGTTTCCCCGTGGTGCTCGAAACATACTTGCAGCCCATGAAAACGCCAACAAGACTAACGGAACCACCAGCGGCAGCGCCTACAATGTCAATAAACCCTGTAGACAGGGGAATGACGGGCGAACCGTGGAAAATTTCATTACTGTTGTCGTTTTTAATCTCGTACAAAGAATATCCCGATACACCTGTGGAGTTGGAGTTTTGTCCCATCTTTCCGACAGGTTTGAGCCCCCACGCTCCATTAGTGTTTGCCATTTCTTGCTCCTATTGGCAAAGGGTTAAAACAGTAAGTCCTAGTTATCCGAAGATTTAGGACCTCCAAACGTCACACGCGACTGGCGTTCAGGTTTCTGAATTGCCATCGAATGATGCTGGTTTTCCTTGAAAAGATCGTTGTCAACCGCTTGCATAGCATCGGTATTCTGCTTCTTGAAGTAAGATCCGCGTTCTTCAACAATCTCAACTGGGATTCTCGCCAGCAAAAGCCCTCCGACACCAAAAATACCTTCGTATTTGCCCTCGTCTATGGTGGGAGCCTCAAAATCTGGGTACTCTTCCTTCCGGACCAACTCCCAACCCTCTCTCATTCGGGCTGATATGTTTTTCCGGTCATCAAAGCCCCGGACCTCGGCACGAATCCACCTATGGACAAATCCGGGAGGTGCGTCGGGTGCATCCAATAAGGATGGGGGGGTCCAAGGTTTCCTTCGCGGCGTTGCCGTTCGGGTCTTGGAAGCGCGAGGAGTTCTGTTATTAGCTTGTTCAACCATTTTAATCTCCTAGCGTTTGTACTTCGCGTACTCGTCGAGAGGAACCCCTAGCTTGTTTGCGATAGCAACTTCGCTTGAGGACAGTCTCACTGTTTTGCGCCCAGAAGAACTGGAGCGAGTGGCAGACGCCACGGCCTGTTGAGGCTTGCGGCTATCTGATACGGTGACCTCCCCATTAAACTTGTGTGGGAAAGCTTCGCGCATTCTTTTATCAATCTCATCGTAATACTCTGGGCTGTCTGTGTCAAAGGCTTCTTCCTCAACTAATTTCTTGTGGATGCCAAAGGCCGCAAAGGTCATGGCCTCGTCATCACCAAACCAGTCGTTCCTAGTGGCCCAATCCTCGGCTTTTGGATCCGGCTTAGAGGGTGGCGGAGCCATCTGCGGGGCGGGGGGTGCATTATTGTAGGAGGCTTTCTGCTGTAATTGAGCAGCCCGGACCCTCTCCTCCTCAATAGCCAACTGAGCCATCTTCTTATTCAACTCAACTTGTGAGGAAGTGTCGTTTGTGGCTATCGCATCCTCTAAATCCCGGGCTATGGATTGCGTTTCAGTTGCAATACGATCCCCGTATTCAGCAACATACCCCTCATCCAAACTCTGAACCTTGCCCTTTAGTGCAACGTTTTCGTGCTGCATAGTTCTTGCGTATGTAAGAGCCGCCTCTTGTTGACGTTCAGCCTCCCGGGCTTTCTTCGTCAACTTGTCTATGCGTCGCTGGACTTTCTTACTGTATTCTGCGTGTTCCCCATCATCTTCCCGGGAAACTTCCACCTCCGAGTTTTCGGAAACCCTAACGGGCTCAGAGGAATCTATATTAACTTCCACATGCGGACCCGAATCGGGCAGGTCTACAAATAACTCTTCTTGCTCAGGCATGGTCTACTCCCATGTTAAAAGTGCAGGATATCTTCCGGATCCTGAATAACTGCAATTACCTCATCGTCGTTTAAAATACGAACCTCGCCGCCGTCTATTTTAAAACGAGCGCCCGCATACCTACCAAAAATAACCCAATCTTTCTCCTTGCACCAAGGTTCCCAAACTTTTTTGGGTTCGTCGGGGTTCCCAAACTTAGACCGGTCTTTGTAAGCTAACGGTCCAACTTTTAAAACATATCCACACACCGTGGCAACGGATTCCCGTTCTATAGTAGCGTCTGGAAGGTAAATTCCACCCTCCGTTTTCCCCTTCCCCCGGTATGGAAGTATCAATAATCGCCACCCCGTGGGGTTTGGAAGTCGATCAAAGGTATCTCCGTCAACTTTGTCGGGGTCTAGGACTTTTTCTTCCTTATCCACGTAGGCAGTGTCTAAAGAAACTAAATTACCTGTATCTTCAACCTCGGATTTTTCGGACATTAATTAGCCTTTTCTAAGATTTCTCTCAACTCCTGACTTATATAGTCCAAAGATTCAATGTTGCCAACCAATTGTTTATACTCCTCTATATCCTTAACAACACCCGTTGTCATCATCTCTGAAATCCGATCCCGTCGATCCCGGATTGACTTCAATACATGTTCGGCAAGTAGAATACCGTCCATTATTTACTTACTTTCTTGAATTTTTCAAAGGTTCTAAGACCTCCCAGACCCAACATCCCCATCAACACGGGCATCATCTGGCTCATATCCAGGGCTGGCAGGTCTACCAAGTGGTCTGTTTGCGCTAAGACAAAGTGCAATATCGGCGTTGCCACATAGGTCCATGCCAAAGCAACGCCACACGTCCATCCAATAAAAGGACGCCAACCAGCAACAAAAATACTGCGGTGACCCGCCTCGGCCTTGTTTATCTCCAGTTGTGCGACATCAATTTTTGCCAGATGCGTGGCAAGCTGCGCCTCTAAATCTCTCTCAGCCTTGGCCCGTGCCTCTTTGTCCTCCGGCAGGAAACGGCCAATAACATCGGTGACCGCCGGAAGGATGCTTGGGATCAGGGCTTGGATCATCGCTTGGCGCTCATGTACGCAGTCATACCCATGTAAGCCCCAACAACACCCGCTTGACCAATGTAAAAGAGACCAAAGAGATCACTAAGAGCCTTGATACGAGCGTCGGGGAATATTGGAAGAAAAACAGCCAGAGTAAAACCAATCATTGAAATCATTGCAAGCCACGCCATTCGGCGCTGTGCTCCGGATTTTTCGTGCCTGTCGAGTGCCTCCACTGCGGCTAGCTCATCATCACTTACTACACCATCACCGTCAATGTCGAGTTCGTTGTAGTCACTGTTTTTCTGGAGCTTTTTCTGGACCATGATCCTACCATCCGGGATGCGGGGCGCTATATAACGCCCTTCTCCTTTAAGATAAAACCAAGGACACCCCCAACAATACCTGCAATAATAATAATAGGCTCATCAATAAGGACACCCGCGCCAAGGATCACCGCGCCAAGGGCCGCATAACTGGACGGTTCGGTCATACGTTCGCCAAACCACAAAGCCACGTCTAGGGGCTTCATTAGAAGCCCCGGGGCGGAAGTCTTCGCGTGTGTAATAAGATCGTCAACCCAAGAAAGCATTTGCGCCTCCAAAGTTAGCAGATTTTGAACGTTCCGCCACGAAGAGCCTCACCCATCCCCCGGTTTTTACCTGAAATGGACGTGGCCTTAGCAACGTCAGGGGTATCTTCCTTCTTCACTTCAGAGTAAGGAACAAAACCCTGATCTTTTATTACCATACCTTTGCGGGTAACGCCTACAGAATTTCCTTTTCCTTCAGCCATGACTTTCTCCTACGTGTTTTGTTGCTTCATAAGTTCACGCTCCTTGGCCGCTTGTATACGAGCTTGAACTATCTCTTCACTTGATTGTATCCGGGCGGCACCAAGCTGCGCGTTGGATTCCGCTTTTTGCTGATCTAAAGACAAACGTGCTTGGTCTATTTGATTTTCTGCGGCGTCCCGTTGAGCACGGATCTGTAAGTCCTGCTCTTTTAACGCAATCAATGGATCTGGTTGTGAACCACCCGATATTTGAGTGCTTAACGCCTTAACCTCCTGCATACCCTGTGCAATAAGCTCCGCGACCATGCCCTCTATCTGAAGAGACTGCTCCTGAGTGGGCTGCTGCCCCCCAAGTTGCTGCATCATCTGAGCCGTGACCTGCTCCTTAGCTTTAAGTGAGACGTGCTCCATAACATGTTTCTGTAGGGACATAACAACCTGTGGAAGTTGTGCAACCATGCCAGACGAGCCGAAAACCAAGTGTGCCATTATATGCGCATCGTGGTTTTGCCCCTCAAACGCTACTAAGGGCATGTTATCCAAGGATTCAGAGTTTTCATTTGCGGGATCCTTGGGTGTGGGTCTTCCCTCTTCTACTGGCTTGAGTATGGCATCCACATCTTTGACACCTACTGCGTGGTACATTCGTCGATACGCTTCGTACATATTGTGAAGATCCGGAGCCGACTGGGCTAGCTGTAACTCCGTTTGGGCAAGTGTGACGCGCTGCGCCATAGAAAAGATATTTGGATCTGACACGGGAACAACGTCTACCCGATCATCAAAATCTTCAGCCTTTACAGTCCTCTCCGCACCCACAACATTATAAGGATACTCCGGGGGAAGGGATTCCCCAAATACCTTTGAAAGGAGTTGAAACTCATCCTTCTGGGCGTAGTGAAGACGCTTGTGTATGGCGGACATCACCTTAGCACCCTGCTCAAGCATTGCTATAGTTGTGCCCACCGCCGCTTGCTGGTTCCCGTCCCCAACTTGAAGACTAGACACCGCAGCAAATCTTTGCCCCGCCTCCACGCAGAAGCCCATCAACTGGAATAACGTTTGATCCGCACCCTTATACGGAAGCAGCATCAGGGAATCCCGGATGGCCCCACCGGGAGCGTCAACATCCCGGAACTCACCCGGGGACAGGGGATCGTCATCGTCTCGGATGCGAAGCCCCCTAGCTTTAAATCCGGCGGGCAAATTGGAAAGAGTGCCCGCATCTATGAGTTGCCTCAAGGCCGCAGTCGCCGTGCGGCTGAGACCACCAATCATGTGTATTAAGCCAAGTCCGTAGAAACCAAACCCCGGAAGGAACTTGAAGTGAACAAAGTATTGGTTCTTTTTACGGTTAGGATCCCTTGGGCTGTAGTTCCTACGGATACTTAGTAGCTTACCAGTGTTCTCGGATACTGTAACAACATAGGGAAGTTTGATACCCGTAGGCTCTCCCCCCTGATCCAAGTCCTCAAAGCCTTCAATATCCAAGTCAACGTGGCACTCCAACAGGGTGACTTCCTGATCCATCGGGTTCGGGGAAATTCCCGAAATGTCGTCCATCTCCTCACGGACCTGTGACGGATCCAACTGTGATGCCGTTACTTCCACGTCGCTATAGAAACCCGCAACCTGCTTCTTGCGAAGCTCGTTCTCACTGATTTGTATAACATGCGTTACATTTTCGGCAGTCTCCAAATCTGTCGCCGTGTAGGGGACAATTAACTGCTCTGCCGGAACAAACTTACTTACAGCCCTACCAAGAAACTCATCGTAGTACACCTTTTTGAAGGTCGATCCCGACAGAGGCAGGTAAAACAGCAT